GAGCCTCCTGCACCTCCTGTACCTGTTGAGCCTCCTGCACCTCCTGTACCTGTTGAGCCTCCTGTAGAAGGACCTCCTATAGAAGAACCTCCTGTAGAAGGACCTCCTATGGAAGAACCTCCTATGGAAGAACCTCCTGTAGAAGGACCCCCTGTAGAAGAACCTCCTGTGCCAGTTGAGCCACCTGCAGAAGAACCACCTGCAGAAGAACCACCTGCAGAAGAACCACCCATGGAAGAACCACCTGCTATTGAACCAGAAGCGGGATCAGAAGAAGAAATAAGCAATACAGTTGATGAAGCATTATTAGACGGGGAAATAAATAGCACAGAAGTAGAAGCAATTGCAGAGTCTATGGCAGCAGATGGTGAAATTGATGCAGAAGAAACTAATCAGTTAATTGAAGCATTGGCAGAAGATGGAAAAGTTTCTACTGCAGATCAAGAGGCTGTACTTGAAGCACTTGCATCTGATGGAGAAGTTTCAAAAGAAGATGTTGCAGCAATAGTAGCCCTAGTATCTACTGATGGAAAAATGTCTACTGCAGAAAAAGAAATTGTTGCTGATGCATTAATTCAGTCAGTTCCTGAAGGACAAAGTTTAACAAAAGAACAAGTAGTAGATGCTGGAATTAAATTAGCAGACTTGCCACCAGAGACACCAGTAGAAGTTCGCACTAGTGAAAGTGGGCAAGAGGTAGTTATTACAGCAGAAGTCGGGGCACAAATTGAGATAGTAACTGATGTAGCAGCATTTGCAGAAGAACTATTTAGCGACCCTGGGGCGGCATTAGAGGCACTAGGAAGTATAGGTGCAGACATGACTGAAGAAGAAAGAGAAGAGGCAACCGAAATGGTTGTAGCAACAGTAGTTGCAACTGGAGCAGCCATAAATGCTGTAACAGTGGCAGGAGCAGCAACTAACGCAGCAACTAACGCTGCAGCCTCTGCAGCAAGAACCGCAGGCGGAACAACCCCAACACCTGGTGGAGGCTCAAGTGGCGGTGGACCTAGCGGGGGAGACCCAAGAATAAGGAGAAGGAAACCATGAAAATAATAAAGAAAGTAATGCAAGATATGATTGATCAATTATGGACTTTACTTGGTATGTTTATTGCATATGTAGTACTGGACGGATCAGCCAAGCAAATCGTTGGTGTAGCAATTATGGCAACAATGTTTGCATGGGCTATTACTTATCCAATTAGAAATAAAGACTGGAAGGATGATTAATAATGGCAACTAAAAAAATAGTAGAACCCCCAAAGAATGAACACCCACAGAAAGCAATAACAAATATTCTAATGAGAATTCTTGCGGTATTCGCAGCATCAGGACTATCAGTCTTGGGAGCAGGAGCCGTGGTAGGAATTGACACAGTTCAGGCAGTTATGCTTGCAGGACTATTAGGAGTAGCAACAGTTATTGAAAGGCTGGCTAGGGCTTTTTTGGACGATGGAAAACTATCATTGGCAGAAATCAATGATGCGTTTAAATCAGTAGACAAAAAGGCTAATTAGTCATATTTTAGACCTTGCTTGACACCCCTCCTGGGGCAATGGTATACTTAAATGTACCTAATCTGGGAGGGGTTTGTCATGACTTGCATCGCTGTTGTTCGCCATGAAGATAAAGTTTATATGGCTGGAGATCGTGGGGCATCAGATGATGGAACCATTCTAGCACTTGAAGCACCAAAGGTTTGGAAGATAGGCCCATATCTTATTGGGTATGCTGGAGCAATGGACGGAGAAAGAATCCGTTATAACTTTAAACCAACTGCCCCTAATATTAAAGACACAGATAGGTTTATGCAGACAAGGTTTGTTAAAGAACTAAAAGAATTTTACAATGAGTTCTGGGTAGACACATCTAAAGACGGAGACCTTGGTTTAATTATCTGTGTTCGTGGACAAATTTATGAGCATAGTTCTGCAGATATGTCTTTATCTAAATATACCCTGCCATATTTGGCTATGGGTTCTGGAGCAGAGTATGCTTATGGAGTTTTATATGCAACAGATAAACAAAAAAATGCAAGGAATAGAGTAATGCAAGCAGTAAATGCTGCAATTAAATTTAACCCATCATGCATGGGCCCAGTTGACGTAGTAAGCCTTTAGGAGTATACTTATAATATGTCCGAAGAATGGGAAGAAATTTTAAATAATATTCAAGACAAAGACTTAGACTATAAAGAGTTTGAGATTTGGCTTGAAAACGGAATTGAACGGGGATGGGTAACTGAACCGTTTTGTAATACTCATGATGGTGATCCATACATGAATGAAGAAGAGCAACAAGAATGGGAAGAGGGCGGAGACCCTTGCCAAGTAGTAATTAAAATCAAAGAAAACTAACAGGGAGAAATAATGAAAAAAGTAGTGGGTTTGTTAGCAGTAGTGTTTGGACTTGTATTGGTTCAACCAGTTCAAGCAGCAGAAAGTCAAACAATTGCAATTATTGATTCAGCAATTGATTCATCAAAGTTTACAAATGTTGTTTATGAAGTTTGTTTTACTTTAAACACTTGTCCTAATGGTAAAACATTAGTAGACTCAAAAGGTTCTTATTCTTTTTCTGAGGGTAAAGGAACTGCATCAGTAAATAATTTTACTATTAAAGGTGCTGATCATGGTTACAACATGGCAAAAATTGCAACAGTGACTAACCCAAATATTAAAATTGTATTTATTCGTATTTCGGATGAAAAAGTTTATGACACATTTTCAATGATTCGCAATGATGGAGGATCATTGGCTCGTGCTCTTGCATGGGTTTCAGTAAACTCATCTAAACTTAACATTAAAGCAGTCTCTATTAGTCAGTCTAGAAGTAACTTTCCAGTAGGAACCTGTCCGAAAGATACTTTATTTGAGTCTTCTGTTGCTATTTTAAAATCAAATAATGTTGCAACCTTTGTAGCAACTGGCAACGATTCAAAGAAAAATCATATTGGATTTCCTGCTTGTGTAACTGGAGTATATTCTGTCGCTGGTGCACTTGCCAATGGAACAGTGGTTCCAGTTAGTAATATTAATGAAACTACCAAGATCATATCAAGAATTTGTGTTAATTTTATTAACACTGCATGTTTAAAAATTCTTGATTCTCGTGGTAATATGACTGCAATGAGTGGAACTTCAGTTGCAACAGTAGTAGCAACATCTTTAGCAGTCAACAAAATTAAAGATGAACCTTGGGATGTATTTGTAGGTTCATTACCAAAAATAGGGAAATATGCTTCTCTTTTAAATTAATCGGATTTGGTCTGTAACTCAGTTGGTAGAGTGCCGAACTGTTAATTCGGAAGTCGCAGGATCGTGACCTGCCAGACCAGCAATGCGAATATTGCATAGTGATAGTGCGTAACCTTGCCAAGGTTAATGTGCGGGTTTGATTCCCGCTATTCGCTCCAAAAGTTTGATATAATATATAGGTACCTGCCGATTGGGGGTACATAACTTATTCGCTTGAAAGGGGAATAAAATGGTAACAACAACACTGGATCTATTCAATGATCCTTTTTTTATTGGATTTAACAGAGAGTTAGTCCGTTTAAATACCGCACATAAAACAAACTCACAGACATATCCTCCATATGATCTTCTCAAACTAGATGAAGATACATATAGGATTTCTTTGGCTATTGCTGGATTTTCTAGGGAAGATATTAATATCTCAGTAGACAATGGAACTCTTATTATTAAGGGTGAAATTGTAGAGGTAATAGATGCTGAAGTTGTTCACAAGGGTATTGCTGGTCGTAAATTTGTACGATCATTTGCTCTTGGAGAATATATGGAAGTAACTGGTGCAGAAATGAAAGATGGTATGCTGCATATTAATGTAGATCGTATCATTCCTGAAGATAAAAAGCCAAAGACTATTGAAATCAAACTTGCTAAAAAATAGTATATAGGCTATAATTATATAAGAGACCTAGGCATGTCTTTAAACTGCCCCTTAATATTAGGAGATAAAACATGGCAGCAAAGGGTAGTCTAGAAGCAATCATTGAGATTGCAAAGAAAGAATTAGGAACCATTGAAGGTCCTAAAGATAATGAAACAAAATATGGTGCATGGATGAAGGTTAACTTCCAACCATGGTGCCAGTCATTTGTTTCTTGGTGTGCATTTACTGCGGGGGTAGCAAAGTTTCCAAAGTCTGCATCAACAGTAGCAGCATCAGATCAATTTAAAAAAGAAGGCCGCTGGTCAGATGCACGTAATGATGATCCACAAGCAGGAGACTGGATTTATTTTGATTTCCCAGATGATGGTGTAAATCGTATTTCACATGTTGGTCTTTGCATTAAGAACA